CTCGGCTCGTCAATCATTGTTATGGCTGGCCGTCCGTCAAGCCTAGAAATCGGTGGCGCGTTGTACCCGTGCTACGACCTTGATTGCGCTATCCAAGCCCAGACCGCATAATCCACAACTAAGTAACAGCAATCATCTACTATCAGAACAGAACTTAAGGAGCAATCATGGCATCAGCAACATATCTCTCAAACCCAGTCCTCACCATCAACAGCGTTGATTTAACGGACATGTGCAGCGCAGCAACTTTGACCTATTTGGTTGAGGCTTTGGAAGACACCGCGTTCGGCACCAATTCGCGCACCTACACCGCAGGACTGGTCAACAACGAAGTGACTTTGACAATGTACGCATCGTTTGCATCAAGCGAAACCTACGCAACATTGCAGCCTTTGGTTGGCACAAAAACCATTATCACGCTTAAGCCAACATCAGCTGTGGATTCAGCAACAAACCCAAGGTTTGTTTTGACTGATTGTTACCTTGAGTCTTTGCCAATTATCAACGCATCCCTAGGCGAGTTGTCAACCTATGACATCACGTTTATGGGTGGCTCGTTGACGATTGACGTCACTAACCCGTAATTAACGGCTCCGAGCCGACATAGGAGAAACATGAAAATTAAGTTGCAGTTAAAGCGCACGCCCGACAGCGCACCAGAGTATTACTACACAAACCTGTTTGTGGTGACCGAGTGGGAGAGACTTGAGCGCCGCAACATTCAACAGCTCTCGGCAAACCCGTTGTACTCCGATTACGCATGCTGGATGCACACGATCTTAAAAATCAAAGGCGAACAAGTTGGTGACAACTGGCGCGAATGGCTTAGCAAAAACCCTGACATCGACATTTTGCCGGTACTGGACGAGACAGACCCAAACCCTACGGACGCGGCACCTACCGCCGCCAACTAGCAGAGATCTTGGTCGCGGTCGGTTGGTGGCCTAGCGACATTGTGTTTGACGCTCGAGATATGGCAACGGTCATTAAAGTGCTTAACGAGGCAAACAAAAAACGGAGATGACGTGGCAGGAGTATCAACAAAGATTGAGGTCGTCGGGCTTAAAGAAGCCTTAAAGACCATCAACAAAATTGACAAATCTTTGCGCCGTGAAATCACAAAGGATTACAAGAAGATTGTCCAGCCTGTTATTGACGACGCCAACAAGCTTGTGCCGTCAAATGTCCCGCTATCTGGTATGGCGCGCAACTGGTCAACTAGGTCAGGTTTCAAGATGTTGCCGTGGATACCAGGTATAAAACAGAAAATTGCTGCCAAGATCAACACCCGAAACATTAAAGAATATGGCGGTAACAAGTCCAATGTCGGCACGTTTGTCATTCAATGGCAGGGCGCTACTGGCACCATGTTTGACACGTCTATGGAAGGCTCACTTGGTCGCGCGTTGACTTCCCGTTATGGGGGCCGTTCGCGAGTAATGTGGAAGGCGTACGAGCAACGCCAAAACGATGTCATGTCCGAGATGGAGCAGTTGGTTAAGCGCGTCATGGAAGAAGCGAACAGAGAGACTGCGTAATGGCAATCAATATCCCGATCATCAGCGAGTTTGACGGCACAGGGGTAAAGAAGGCTGTCAAACAGTTCCAGCAACTTGAAACCGTCGGTGAAAAGGCACAGTTTGCTATTAAGAAAGCGGCAATTCCTGCAGCTGCCGCAATTGGCGGTTTGGCTATTGCTCTTGGCGATGCCACAAAAGCCGCAATGGAAGACCAAGCCGAACAAGCCAACCTTGCTTTAATTCTAAAAAATACAACTGGCGCATCAGATGATCAAGTTGCCGCCATTGAAAATCAGATTTCTGCAATGTCCAGAGCGTCAGGAATTGCTGACACCGATTACAGAACCGCGCTTGAGGCATTAACGCTTGGTACCAAAGACACTCAAAAAGCCATGGAAGACATGAATCTAGTCATGGACATTTCAACAGGCTTAAACGTGGATTCGACTACTGTCGCAGAAGCATTGGCAAAAGCCTACGAAGGAAACTTTAAGGCCTTAAAAACTTTGTCACCTGAAATCAAAACAATGGTGGACGAAGGCAAACCGCTAAACGAAATTATGGAAACGTTGGCTGGCACTTTTGGCGGTGCTGTTAGCGCAAAAGCAGAAACCGCTGCCGGCAAAATGGAGATTCTAAAAAACTCTATTGGCGAAACAAAAGAGTCAATAGGTGCAGCATTGTTGCCAGTAGTCGAGGCGGCGTTGCCAATTTTGCAAAAGTTCGCTGACTGGGCACAAGACAATCCAGACGCGTTTGTGGCTATTGCTGGCGCCATTGCACTTGTGGCTGCAGCGGTAGTTGCTACAAACATCGCTATGGCACTCAACCCATTTAGCCTTATTGCTATTGGCATTGGTTTGCTTGTTGCTGGTTTAGTTATTGCATACAACAAGTTTGAGTGGTTCCGTGACGGCGTCAAACTAATTGTCAACAGCATCACAGGCTTTTTTGAAGGAATGGTCAACGCAGCAGTCACCGCCGTAAACCTGATCATCAAGGCATACAACTCAATTCCAATTCTGCCCAACATCCCAGAAGTACCAAAACTGTCAATCCCACAACTTGGCGGTTCAACTTCACCAGCACCTGGCCGTTCCAGCATTCCTCGAATGGCTGAAGGCGGCATTGTCAGCTCTCCCACTCTTGCCCTGATCGGCGAGGCAGGCCCAGAAGCCGTAGTGCCGTTAGATCGCATGAATAGCGGCGGGGGAGTGACCATTAACGTGACTGGCGGGCTTGCCACTAGCGCCGAGATTGGTGAGTCGGTCGTTAACGCTTTGCGCGCCTATTCGCGTAGCGCTGGGCCGTTGCAGTTACAGGTGGCGTAATGCCTGGCACAGCTGTAGTTGATTCAGGCAACTATGACCTGCAGATTGCTACGGGGTTTCAAGTTGACGCGTTTGTTTTAGACGACACGCTTAAGGGCGTATTAAATAACACCGAGTATGTGCTGGACGGTACAACCGAGTTTGCCAATGTGATGGACTCGACTGTCAGCGTTAACGTGCGGCGCGGTCGTCGTGACGTAGGCGATCAGTTCAGCGCTGGCACGATGACATTCACCATTCAAGACGTGACAGGGGTGTTTAATCCGTTCGATCAGAACTCGCCTTATTGGGATACCCCGCAAGCCAAACCTGGGCTTGCACCATTGCGCGAAGTGCGACTAATTCGTTACAGTTCTACTGATGTGCCCGAATCAATCTTTTCTGGTTTCGTTATCAATTATGACTACAATTTTGCGCTTGGAGGTTTAGACAGCGTCACCGTGTATTGCGCTGACCAGTTTTACCTACTTGCACAAACCTACCTAAACGAACTAAACGTCACGGCCGAAACATCGGGCGAACGTATAGAAACCGTTCTAGACCTACCAGAAGTAGATTTCCCAATTGCATCGCGTGACATTGCTACAGGCACGGTCAATCTTGGCCATGATTCTGCTTACACCGTGCCGGCAGGAACTAACGCGCTGCAATACCTCACCCAAATTAATGACACCTCGGAGTTTGGCAGATTGTTCATGTCACGCGCGGGGGTCTTGACGTTTCAGTCGCGTGTGGGCAATACGTTAAGCGCGCCAGTAGCCAATTTTCATGACGATGGCACGGGATACAAGTTTGATGGTGTGGGCATTAGTTTTGAGGCTGACTCTGTAATCAACAGATCGGTGCTCACAGCTCTTGATGGCAAAACGGCAACCGCAACGGATTCAGGGTCAATTGCTACATATTTTATTCAGACATCAAGCATTACAAACAGCCTGCTTCATGTGCAGGGAGAGATTGACACCGCAGCCTCCTATCTGCTTAACCCAGAGCCAGAAGCGCGTTACACGTCTGTGGCAACCAAGTACCTAATGCTGACCACAGCCCAAAAAGACACGCTGGCAACCGTGGACATTGGCGACACAATCAGCGTCGAAAAGACGTTCCCTAGCGGTACCGGCACAACCCAATTGGCTCAAGAGCTGTCAGTTGAGGGCATCGAGCACCGGCTGGATTTCAGCACAGGCCACAGCGTCCTTTACAGCACCGCGCCGACCACGATCGTTTACGAACTTATTTTAGATGATGCTTTGTATGGCACACTCGACTCAGAGAATGTCTTAGGATAGGAGACACTATGGCAACACCAACAACCCTGCCCGCCAGTTTTGTAGCGGGAAATATACTTGAGGCAGCGCAATTAAATAATTTGCGCGGCGCGTTTCGCGTTTTGCAGGTTGTTGTAGGCAGTTATGCAGTACAAACAGTTTCGACTACAACCGCGTTTGCCGATACTGGCCTGACAGCGACAATTACACCAACTTCGGCTAGTAGCAAAGTGTTGGTTATTATTCAACAAGGCGGTTGCGGCAAACTTGTTGGCAACGCATTAAGTCGTATGCAAATAAAACTGTTTCGAGGCGCAACCGATTTAGGCGCGTTTTGCGACAGCGTGGGTTACACCAATACGAGCATTGACAATTACATTGGCACGCAAGGTCACATTCGTTTAGATGAACCAGCCACGACCTCTGCCACTACATACAAAACACAATTTGCTAACCAATTTAACGGCAACGGTGTAGTCGTTCAAGCAAACGCTTCTACTTCGTCAATAGTTTTGATGGAGATTTCAGCATGACGCACAAAGAATTAGCAAAACTTTTAGCAGATGCCGGGTTTGATAATGGTTGGGTATTGCAAGGCGACCAACTTTTATTATGGGAACATAAAGAAAACCCACCAGCCCCATTAACACGTCCTAAGTAATGCGATGGCGTTACCTCATCGGCTACGCCGCGTTAATAGCGGTCGTTGTGTGGGGATGCTCTGGGTGTAGTTATGACGGGTCTTATCGCTACCCATGCCAAGACCCAAGCAATTGGAAAAAGCCAGAATGCGAACCACCGATCTGCAACCCGTCTGGAACGTGCAC